TAAGACTTTTGATAGTACAAGAATGGCTGAGGCTATGGGTTATGGTGGAGTAGCAGGTAGTGCTGAAGATAAGAGAAAGATGGGAGCTATGCAAACAGCACAAGCAGCTGGTGTTGATACATCAAATAAAGCAGTACAAGATGTGATGAGTGACCTAACAAAAGATTATAGGGGTGTGATGAACGCATTAAAGAAGAAGGATGGTAAATCATAATGGGTGTTATTGAAAACGATTTAAATGAAGATACTTTTATTGGTTTAGAGTTACCTCTAACTCATACACAAAATGGGTTTTTCAATAGAACTAAAACTGCATTAGAACAAGCTAAGTCTAATATAAAAAATCTTCTATTGACTAACAAAGGTGAGAGGTTAGGTAATCCTACATTTGGAACAAATTTACTTTCTTTAGTTTTCTCACAAGAAAACACGGATTTAGAAAGTAGAGTTGAAGAAGAGATTAGAGGAGCTATGGGAGAATTTTTACCATTTATAAACATTGTTAGTATCGAAACTAACTTTTCAGATACCAATAAAGATGTAGCTAATGTTAATCTAAGATTTACTTTAGATGTTGATGTAACTTCAGAAGAAAATTTAAATTTAAATTTTTCAAATTATAATGTTGATTAGTAGGAGAAAGTAAATGCCATATTCAGTAACAAAAAAATCAGTAAAAGAAGTTAGGTATCTAAATAAAGATTTTACATCTTTCAAAGATAACCTAATAGAATTTACTAAGATATACTTTCCAAATCAGTACAATGATTTTAATGAATCTTCACCAGGTATGATGTTTATCGAAATGGCAAGTTATGTTGGTGATGTACTTTCTTACTATGTAGACAATCAGTTCAAAGAAAGTTTACTATCATTTGCTGAAGAAAAAAGAACTGTTTACAATATGGCTCAGTCATTGGGCTATAAACCAAAACTATCTTCAGCTGCTTCAGTAGATTTAGATGTATTTCAAACTGTTCCAGCTATCTCAAGTGGGACCGGTGATAGTTATACAACTAAGCCTGATTTAAACTATGCTATGAATTTAAAAGCAGGTATGCAAGTTCAGTCAGATACAGGAATATCTTTTGTTACAACCGAAGATTGTAATTTTAAATTTTCAAGTTCTTACGACCCAATGACAATAACTGTTTACGAAAGTTCTGCTAATGTACCTGTTACTTACCTACTAAAGAAAGGCATAAGAGCCTCAAGTGGTACAGTTACTACAGAATTTTTTACTTTTAATGCAGCTGAAAAATACAAAAGAATTGCATTGGCTAATCAAAACATTTTAGAAATAATTTCTTGTAAAGATAGTGATGGTAATGATTGGTATGAAGTTCCTTATTTAGCTCAAGATACAGTATTTACAGATATGGAAAATACATCTAAGAATGATGACCAACTGTACACTTATGCTGACCAAGCTCCTTATCTATTAAAACTTTTAAAGACATCAAGAAGATTTACAACATTTATTAGAGAAGATGGTAAAACAGAATTAAGATTTGGTGCTGGTACATCAGATAGTCCTGATGAAGAAATAATTCCAAATCCTGATTCGGTTGGTTCATCTTTGCCTGGTTCACCAACTTATCTGAATACGGCTTTCGATCCTTCTAATTTTTTAGCGACAAAAGCTTATGGTCAAGCCCCATCCAACACTCAATTAACAATCACTTACAGATATGGTGGTGGTGTTGGTAATAACGTTAGAGGTAACAGTATTAGGAGTATACAATCAGCTAATATAGACTTAGATGAGACAAGTCTAAATACAGGACTAGCTGCTACAACTAAAAACTCTATAGCTATAAACAACCCAACACCAGCAGCTGGTGGAAGAAGTGCTGAGAGTATTGTGGAAGTAAAGAATAACGCTTTAGCTTACTTTCAAGCTCAACAAAGAGCGGTTACAAAAGATGATTATATTACGAGAGTTTATGCATTACCTCCTAAGTATGGTAATGTAGCTAAATCGTATATTGTACAAGATAGTCAGTTAGATAGTAAGTCTGGTGCTAACTCAGATGCACGAATAGCAAATCCATTAGCTCTTAATATGTATCTACTAGGATTTGACGCAAATAAAAAATTAGTTACAGTAAATCAAGCAGTAAAAGAAAATGTGCAAACTTATCTAACACAATTCAGAATGGTAACAGATGCTGTAAATATAAAAAACGCTTTTGTTATTAATATTGGAGTTAAATTTAATTTACTCACTAAAGTAGGTTACAATAAAGAAGAAGTTGTACTAAGAGCAATACAAAGAGTTAAAGATTTTTTCAATATTGACAAGTGGCAAATTGGACAACCAATAGTATTAGCAGACTTGGCTTACCAGATATCATTAGTAAATGGTGTATCTGCTGTTGTACCACCTGAAGAAGATAATCCAAATGGACATTCAGTATTGATTACTAATAAATTCAAAGTTAGTGGTGGTTACTCAGGAAATGCTTACGATATAGTCGGTGCCACAAAAGATGGAGTTGTTTACCCATCACTAGACCCAAGTTGCTTTGAACTTAAATATCCAAATGTGGATATCGAAGGTAGAGTAGTTGGCAATTCATCAGGAGATAACTAATGCATTACTTTATTTTTCCAGAAATAGATACAACTTTATACGAAGCTAGTGGTAGTGGTAATACAGGTAGAGATGAGATATTAGAGATTCAAAAGAGGATGAGTAACTCTGGTGGCAACATTAAGGTATCTCGCATCTTAGTAAAGTTTGATATTAGTGAGATATCATCTTCAATAGTAAATGGTACTATATCTTCAAACAGAAAATTTTATCTAAATATGTATGATGCTGGCTCTGAAGCATTGGATGTTAGTCAATCTTTATGGGCTTACCCTATAAGTCAGAGTTGGGTAGAAGGACAAGGAACTTTTAATGACGATCCTCAAACAACAGAGGGTGCTAGTTGGCAATATAAAGATGGACAAACTCAAAAAACTTTTTGGTTAGGGGCTGGACAGAATAGTGTATCATCTTCTGGTGGTGCATGGCACGATGAGGTATATGCTTCTCAATCATTTAAATATGAAGATGAAGATATGAGAATGGATGTTACACCTATTATGAATAAATGGTTAGATAATACTTATCCTAATAATGGATTTATAGTAAAAAGAAGCGGTAGCTTTGGTAACACAGATGTTAATGTAGATGAAGGTAGTCAAGACAGATTAGGTAATTTTAAATTCTTTTCAAGAAACACTAACACAATATACCCACCAAAGTTAGAAGTGGAGTGGTATGATACAAAGTGGAGTACAGGCAGTCTAAGTGGTTTATCTTCAACTGAGTTAGAAGATATGTCTGTATACATGAAAAATTTAAGGCCAGAGTATAAAGAAAGTTCTAAAGTAAAATTTAGATTAGTAGGAAGACCTAAATATCCAACTAAGTCTTATTCTAACACAGCTTCAGAATATCTAACCGCTAAGTATCTTCCAAGCGGTAGTGTAGAAAATATTGGTGGTGATGGTGTATATTATTCTGTATTAGACACACAAACAGAAGATGTTATCATACCATTTGGAACTGGCTCTCTGATAAGTTGTGATTCATCAGGAAATTATTTTAACTTGTGGATGAATGGATTACAGTCAGAAAGATATTACAAATTTTGTTTTAGGGTTGTAAGTGGTAGTAACACCACAGAGGAAACCATACAACACTTTGATGATGATTTTACATTTAAAGTAGTGAGATAAAAAATGCCTTACAGTCAAGAGGAACTCAAAAAGTTAAATTTTTATAAAAGACTAACCGAAGAGGATGAACAACAATACTTACAAAACAAAGCTACTTTAGAGTTAAGAGCTGGATACTCTGGTTCAGCTAATCAAGGTGGTGTTATAAGAGATAGTACAAATACTATATTACTTTTTGAAAACCCATACAAAAACGAACTATTAGAAGATGAGTCTTCTAAAATAGTATATAATTTAAAAGTAAATACGTTAAAAACGAAAGAAAGTGATACAATCATAGATGAAGTTTTGGATAGAGGATTAAGAGAATTATAATGGCTAGTAGATTAAAAGAAAGAGATAAAAATTTACTTGATGCTAACAACTTTCAAGTTGTAGGTAATAAACCTTATGAAGATGGCAAGTGGGGAAGTAAAGGTGATAGAGACTTTGTTCACTTTCAAATATTTGATGCTAGTAATAATCTAATACAATATGATAATTTACCTTTATCTAATTTTATAATAAACTCATCAAATGATAATGTGGAATTTTATCCTGGTGCACACATTCGTAACTCAGGTTTTGAAAGTGGTACATTCACAATCAGATATAACTTTCTTAGAAAATTAGCTGGTGATGAATCAGCTGTTTTAGTTCATACATTAGATAAGAATGATACTAAGATTGGTGATGTCTATACTAATACAGATAACATTTACATTACAGAGGATGGTGTAATATATGCTGCTAATGAAAGAGATTATAAAGATAACCAATCCACTACAGAACAATTAAAGATAGAAGATTTAAAATATCAAATACATGAAATATCACCAAGTAGAACTGAGGTTAGATTAAGAGCTAAACAAATAAATAGTTCTTACATTGATGATTTCGTAAATATACAAACACCATACACTATAAAAGAAACAGATACTCAAATAGACTTTTTAGGAAACTCAAACGAATCTTTAATTCTCAATATAACACCTAACGATAATGATTTCATATTTTCAAATCAAATGGTTGGTGGAACTATAACTATACCAGGTGTATACATAGTTGACCAAATTGATGTAGCTGTTCGTTCAGATGCAAATGTTATACTTAATCCATCTGGTGAAGAAATAGAAACAGATAACTTAGGAAATATTTTAGAAATTAGTGGAGAGCATGAGTGGGATGCTACGTTGCATGATGATGCTATAAGAGTTAAGAGTTGGAGTGATGGGTTTTTACAATTTAGTAGTGGAGATTTTGTAGGAACATCAGCTATAGGTTATCACGCTAAGTGGGTACAAAGAGAAGGTATAGCTGGTGGTAATTGTATAAAGTTTTCAGATACGAATGATATATTCAGAGATTTAGTAGAATGGCCAGATAGTGTTTATCGTAAACTATCTTTAAGACAAGAGATACCTAACTTACAAGGACAAGGTGTAAAGGTTGGTGATTTTGTAAATGTAAGAATGGATGTTAAGAGTTCCGTTGCTGGTAAAGGTGTACAGATTGCACTTAGTTATCCTAATGAATTAGTAGATGAAGATAAACCACAGAATCCACCCGATG